CAAGCGAATTATCGCTTGTGAGGGATCCCCCCTTTCCTTTCGGAAAGGGTATTCTCGTGTCAAACCCATCTCCGCCGCCTCCGAAATCATAAGAGGTCTGGTAAAGGCATAGATATTTATGGATTTGTCATCCAGAAGGTATTTATCGTCAGAGGACACTAAAGAGTTGAATCAATTACTTTTCTACCCGAGGGTAGGAATTGTATTTAATTCTTAGACATGGTAGCATCTCTCAATGGGAGACGGCCACAGTGTTTAATACAAGAGTCAGAGTGAATCCTGTAAGAAGCTTATTAGCCGCCCAGATCATTTTATCATGTGAAGGGAAGATGGATACACGTGTAGGTACACGCCTATACAGATTCGATGTCACCTCGAAAGAGAGTGCTGATTGACTCTGATTCAAGTTGATAATATTGATTGGACCCATTGAGAGGAGAGGCTGGGCCTGCTCGTGGAAACGCCATCCGTGACACGGTGGTTAATCCAACTGTTGGTTGAATCAACTGAATCCGTAGTGCCACCCCCCGGGAAAAGCTCCTATAAATAGTAATATATAGGAACCACCCAGTGGGATCAGGGTCGTGCAAGGGTTTAGTTTGATTTTAATCAATAGACCAAAAGTGGTCCTATCGATCAAGAGTTCTAACTTAGTTAGTATTTAATTGTCTCCTATGTCTAAATCAATTAAACAACAATTTAATGGAGCCGTGACTATTAAAGACAAAGAATTGTCCTTATGGTTGCGGGCTCTACTATTTGTGTGTTCTGTTGATAAAGGCTTGCGAGAAGACTATTTCCAATTGTTAGCCCGAATTAAGGAGCTCCAGAAAGCAAGCGGTAACGCTTGAGTTGTGAAGTACTTAAAGGAGGCGACACGGTTGGTAATGGTCTGGGTTTCCCAAGATATTGAGTACCGTCAATCGACAGTGCTTTCTATCGGGATCCCCGTTAAGATCTCTGGAGGTCTTCCGTGTATAATACCGACACGTCTCCGTCGTAAGATGGAGGCGGGTTGTATTAAGACCGTGAAGACTACACTCACTATGCTAAATCTATATCGAATTTGGCAGTGTCCACCGATAATGAAGCTAGAGACAATCACTTCGCCTTTTCGGGGGCTTAGTGAAACTTTGTCAATAGCGGAAATAAAGGTGGTATGTAAAGAGTTGCCTTTCTCTGGTAAACCAGAGAAAGTGAAACCGCTAAACATAACTACTGCTGGTCCGAATTTCAAGATAAGCTCCTTGTCTGCACCGTTTGATGCCTTCACATTTGCCATGCATCCGAACCTATTGTCTGCTTTTGAAGCTTACGCTAGGTGATCTGATAACATGGACTTCTTTCATTGTTTTGAAGAAGAATGTGCTCGCGTTCAAACATATGTGCGTTCAAGGTGATTTTATCCTTGAGTATCCGAAAAGCCGCTTATGCTCGGTAAGCTTTCAAAGAAGTTTGAAGCCGCCGGGAAAGTTAGGATTTTCGCGATTACAGATTTCTGAACTCAGAATCTCTTTAAACCTCTTCACGACTGGCTTAATCTTGGTTTATCCAAGATTGCACAGGATGGAACGTTTGACCAACTGAAACCCTTATCAAATCTGACTGGCTCGTTTAGAGTTAGTTATGATTTGAGCTCTGCCACGGATCGCTTACCGCTTACCTTTCAGGTCCAAGTACTATCTGTACTTCTAGGATCTGAATGGGCTGTAGCTTGATCAACTCTATTAAAAGATAGAGATTGATTTCTACGCGAAAAGGATTCGTGGGTACCGTATCGGTATGCTGTTGGCCAACCTATGGGTGCCTACTCTTCTTTCCCGATGCTTGCGCTATCTCACCATGTGATAGTGCAAATCGCGGCTAAAAGAGCTGGACATCTTAAATGGTTTACCAACTATGCACTCTTAGGTGATGATATAGTTATTGGAGACCCAATGGTGGCTCCTCATTATTTACTGATAATGAGAGACATCTTAGGTGTCGATATTAACTTATCAAAATCTCTGCAGTCCGATAAAGGGGTTCTGGAATTTGCTAAGCGATTGATCTCCGGTAAGTTGGACTTGAGTCCAATTTCTCCAAAAGTTCTGTTGCTTGCAATCCGAAATATCTTTTATTTACCTGACCTTATTCAGGACATGGTGGACAAAGGATATGAGGTTGATACAAGTTCCCTTCTAGCTTTAGCGCGAAAACCTCGGCTCTTTAAAGGAGCTGGGAAGATTAACGCTTATAAAGCTGTCTGAAGTTGTTTTCTCCCTTTCGGAGTTCTTAACGTAAGTCCAATACGATTTCTCGACATTGGATCAATGCGTTATGAATTATTGTACAAAATTCGAGATTTTATTCTCAATTTTGCGCATGATTCATTGAACTCTGCCATGGAGCGATCAAATCGAGCTAAGGATAGCTGATATGATGCCCGTGAGCAGGAGAGGGGTGGGTTACCTGGCGAGGTTATTATCGAACTTCCATCTACGAAGATAGTGGATTCCTATATTATAGGAAAGCCATTAGCTAACGTATTTGATTCAGCTTTCAATCCTACTGTAGACCTCTACAGAGGGATGAATACTGAAGATGAGTTATGATTTTACATCGAGTCGTGACTCATAGAGAACTTAGGAAAGATCTCTGAGCCAGCAATAGCGATTAATGATATTATGGGTCCTAAGGAACAGAATAAATCAAAAGGCCAGAAAGCCTGAGATTTCTGATCTATGGTCCATAAGACAGCTAGTGAGCTGCCAAAGATCAAACGTCACTATCGCAAGCGTAAGTCAACGAACACGCGTAAAAGCAACACAAATAGAGGGCGCCCGTCCCGTTAACAGGGCGTTACCTTAAAAGGTGCGATAACATCAAGCCGGGGTAGGTAACTATAGAGAGTCA